TATTCGGGTGACAGTCTCAACGAAAGAACCATACAGGATTTGCTTTTCCTAGAGAACAGGGATAGAAAATATGCAGACGACATTTATATAGTGCGTGGAATATACAATGTGCAAGATGCAGACTTCAACCTATCACAGTTTGGAATGTTCCTACAGAACGACACACTATTTTTAACTGTGCATCTGAACGACATGATAGAAAGGATTGGCAGGAAGCCCATGGCAGGTGATGTCATAGAGTTCCCACACATGAAAGAAGATTATTCTCTAGATGAGAGTATACCAATCGCACTGAAAAGATACTATGTCGTTGAAGATGTTAATAGAGCCGCAGAAGGATTCTCACAAACTTGGTGGCCGCATCTGTTAAGATTGAAAATGAAATCTCTAGTTGATTCTCAAGAGTACAGAGACATATTAGGTGATGCCGCAACAGAGGGATCTCTTGCTAGTTACATGTCAACTTTTAACAAAGAAAAATCTATTAATGAACAAGTTGTTGCACAGGCAGAGCAGGATGCACCAAAATCAGGATTCAACTACAAACAATACTACGTTGCACCTATTGACGAAAGAGGAAATATTAGGACCGATAATGTTAACACAGAAGAACAAAGAGCAAGTGGAGACAAAAACGTGAATGCAGTTATCGACTCACCGGCAAGTTCGCATTATGGTTTCTACCTAGATGGAGACGGAGTAGCACCGAATGGCCATCCGGCAGGATTTGGAATTAGTTTTCCAAATTCAAATACTGACAAGGGTGATTATTTCTTGAGAACAGATTTCTTGCCAAATAGGTTGTTCCGTTTTGACGGAACCAGATGGGTCAAGATAGAGGATTCGGTTAGAATAACTACAACAAACAATGATTCGAGAGCAAACTACAAAACAAGTTTTGTTAATAATGCAACGTCTGATACGATAAACGGATTGACAACAAAACAGAGACAATCACTAACAGATGCTCTCAAACCAAAGGCTGACAATTAAGAATGCTACACTTCTATGAAGGACAGATTAGGAAATTTTTAACCCAATTCATCAGGGTGTTGAGTAATTTTTCTGTGGAAACAGGCAAAGGCAGAGACGACTCGATTACTTTACGAGCTGTTCCTGTTGTGTACGGAGACCCGACTAGACAGGTTGCAAACATAATTAGACAGAATTCTGAGAACGCATTACAGTACACACCAAAGATAGCGGCCTATGTTAGAGAACTGAATTACGACAGGGAGAGAATGCAAAATCCTTACCATATAGAGAAACAACATCTAAAAGAACGAGGAGTGGACAGTGACGGAAACTACACAAATCAACTAGGTGCAGGATACACCATTGAGAAAGTCATGCCATCTCCGTTCAGACTAGAAGTCACGGCAGACATATGGAGTTCAAATACAGATCAAAAATTACAGATTTTAGAGCAGATTTTATACCTTTTCAATCCGGATTTCGAAATACAAAAGTCAGACAACTACATTGACTGGACCAGTTTAAGTTACGTGGAACTGACCGGAATACAGTTCAGTTCAAGGACAATCCCAGTTGGTGCGGACACAGAGATAGATATTGCAACACTAAACTTCTCAATGCCTATATGGTTGTCACCACCTGTTAAGGTTAAGAAATTAGGTGTAGTACAGAAAATTATCATGAGTGTTTATGACGACGACGGAGGAATAACGAAAGGATTAATAGACGGTTCTTTGATTTCACGAAGCTTTATCACGCCAAACAACTTTGGATTATTAGTATCGGGCAATCAATTGAGGTTGTTGGGCACGACAGGTGTAAATGTTAAGTCAGGAGGGGACGGTTTCTACACAGGAGCCAAAGATCCAGGGCTGGCAGATCCTTTTGAAACATTCGGACCAGCAGTCAACTGGAAGATATTACTGGAACAGTACGGAGTAGTCACTAACGGTACATCACAGATCAGGTTAACACAACCAAACGGAGATCAAATTATAGGAACAATAGCAACAACAACACTTGATGATACTATATTACTATACAGCATTGACCAGGACACAATACCTGCAAACACACTTACAGCAGTCAAGAAGATCATCAACCCTGCAACATTTAATCCAGGTACACCAGCGAATGCTGACAGGTATCTAATCATCGATGACGTTGGAGATTCAACAGCATTGGCTCAGAGTGCAATCTGGGGAACTCTTGTTGCTAATGTTGGTGATATTATTGAATACAGCAGTTCACAGAGCAAATGGTTAAAAGTTTTTGATGCTTCTGATCCAGATTCCACACAGCACTACGTTACCAATCTGAACACTGGAATACAGTACAGATTCAACGGCACAGAATGGGTTAAGTCTTACGAAGGTGTCTACACACAAGGTAATTGGAGCCTAGTCATAGACGGTGGGGCAAACAATGGTTATGACCCTAGTGTTGATGCAACAACTCCTTGATAAATCATAAACAATCTGTTATAATCTAGTATGGAAGACAACATCATATGTTCTGGTGCACTTTTTTACAGCACATCAACCAAACGTTTCCTGTTCTTGCAGAGGACTGATAGTAAGACCAAAGGAACATGGGGATTGGTCGGCGGTAGGATGAAGTACACAGAATCAGCATTCGAGGGATTGAAGAGGGAAATAAAAGAAGAAGTGGGGGTAACTCCTAAATTCAAGAAAGTAATTCCTTTGGAAATGTTCACATCTAATGATGAGAAGTTTTTCTTCCACACTTATCTTATTGCGATAGAGACTGAATTCTTGCCCAAGCTGAATGATGAACACTCTGGCTACTGCTGGACTGCGTTTGAATGTTGGCCCAAGAACTTACACATGGGTCTTAAGAACACACTGAATAACAAAGCCATTAAAGGCAAGTTACAGACTATACTAGATTTGATAACTTAATTAACCAGCACTAATTTTTACAGTACCGTCGTCATTCCAAAGTTGACCTGCATTACTAGGATCGCTTGTTGGCAAATCCGTTGCCATTACTTTTCCGGAATTATTAATCATCAGTGTACCGTTGTCGTCTGGTAGATCTATGTTTCTCTTTGTTGATGATGAGCCTGACAAGAAAGTCTTCTTGCCTGCTTCTGTGGCCAGCACCAATGGCAAGTCATTGAACGCATATATTCCGTCATGGGCAACTGTCAACAGTGGTTTGTGTCGACCGGCTGTCCTGGCTATGATTTCAATCTTGCTGTTGTCTGCACCTTTCTCGTTGTCCTTGATACTACCTTTGATTGAACCTATTCTAATTTCTTCGTCAGCATCGTTGTTGCCTTTGAACTCTAACCAACTATCTGCATTGAGTGTAATATTTTTTCCACATTTAAACATATGTACATATTTATGGTTTACAAGCCAAAAAAAAAGGCCCTATATTTCTACAAGGCCTTTTAATTCTACTAAAAAGTATGAATATTTATTAGTTGTTAGTCCTCACCGCACAATTTACCAATTTAATTCCTGCGTCAGTTGAGCTCTCTAGTGCTCTACCAATCACGTTAAATGGTGAAATTGTTTCGCCGGTTGCAACTGCTCTCGCACAACCTTTTATTGATGAACTAACTAATCTTTGACCTTTAGTCACTGCACCCGTTGTTCTCACTGGAGTTCTTCCAGTCATTGCAACAAATGGATGTGAATCGTTGCTACCTGCACCTGCGTTCATGGCGTAAGCTGGTTGGTCAGAGATAACACCAAAAACATTCTCAGATAAATCTGTTGTGCTTTCTGTAATTTCTGCTGTTCCACCGATTGTTACTACTGCACCTGCGATCATTGGAGCGTCTGCTTCGAAACGCTCGGCAACGTCAGCATACTGAGCCGATGTTGCTAGTGCGTGGATAACGTTACACCTGACATCGACCAAATTGGTTTCAGTGGCAGTGATTGCAGAGGCATTGTCTATACCCCTAGCGGCTCTCAATGCTGTGAAGGCACCACCCGCGTTACCATGGATAGTTGTTCCGTCATCTGCAAATGTATTATCCCATACCCAGAATAGATCTTCCTCATCGGCATCTGATGCGACACCTCTGTTAATCACTAGACCCGAGTAAGTTGGCATTCCTGAATCAGCAGATACTGTTCTGTTCACTTCAATCAAGTTGTCCTCAATCGCTAGTGTAGTCGTGTTAATAATTGTGTTTGTTCCGTCAACAGT